GGCATCAGAAGAGGGGGAAGCTGAGCAGCAAATGCTTCTAACTTAACAGTAGTGTCCAGTTTCCAGATTACTTTTACGTTAGCTGCAGGTGATGACTTGAAATTATGGGTGTTAGGGATACGTAGTATACGGGCGGCATCAGCAGTCACTACTGGGTCGGCATTAAGTTTGTACTTAGTACAGGCTGCTTTTAGCCTTTCAGCTACAGGGAGCCATTCTTTACGACTGCAGGGGCGGGTGAGTACCCAATAGATGTGAACCCCACGCCCTGAATTAACTGCTATCGTTGGTGTGGGCAGTTTGTAATGCTTACAAAAACCGCTAAGTGCGGTTAGTGCATTTGTTTGTGTTGAATAAGGTTTTCCTTGCCCACAGTCTAAATCTAAGAACAGTGCTTTTATGTAGCGTACATTTTCTGCTTTGCGTGATGTATCCTCTGTAAATGTACTTAAAGCAAAGTAAGTATCGCACCCGTCAATATCTAAATTTGTTGCTGTTTCTGCTATAGAATCTAACGAGCTATAAAATTTCTGTACTGTTCTACCGTTTTTTATTCCTATTACGCAATAATAACCTTCATCACTCAACACCGTATTTAGAAATTGTTTTGTTTCCATTATTTACACACGCGAGAGAGACACAGGTACTCAGAGAGCACCTATACTGTACTAATAAAAAGGGGTTAGTCATCAAATTCGTCAAGCAAACTGGCAAGGTCAATATCAGAAGCTGGTTCTACTTTCTTTTTCTTGGACACCTTTACTTTCGGTTCTTCTACAGTAGTTTCTTGAAATAAAGAAGGTGCAACAGTGTTTTTATCACTGGTCAGTTGAGGGGGAGAGGCTTCTTCTTTTGGTTTTATAGTTAGCGTAACAAGTTTTAGTGTATCGGGGTCTTGTTGCGCTTTAACCGCTAATGCTAGTTCATCTTGTTCTAATACACGGATAGGCTTAAAACAAAGCTTTGGTGTAGAGCTATCGGTATCAAACCGTAGCTCTGTGAGAATAGACGCAAGGGGCGCACGGTTTGCGTTAAGATGTCTGGCGTAAGCTTGCATTGACATCTTCTGCTTATCATCCCCAAAAACACTGGTCGCTGGGAGCATCAGCTGATACACGTCAGAAGAGCGTATTACCCATTTATCTTCTTCGTCTTTATCAGCTAAGAGGATAGCAATAGATTGCTTGTAACGACACGCACGGCTATCACCTTGACCAGACCCCTTTATGTTTTGTTTGCAATCAAAACAAGTTTCAGATTGTTTGCCTTCAGCGGCTACATCTGGAGCGGGTCGCCCTGTTTTAGTATCAGGTGACCAACAAGTGGGGGGGTTAGCTTCGCCTTCAACGTATGCAGTTGCATAGTACATACGTGAAATAGGTGCAGACTTTACAACAACTGCTTTAATGGAGCGTGCATCAAGTTCGCTAACTTCTTTCCCATTGAGGACTTGACGAAAAACACCCCCTCTAATACTTAACCGACGATTTGTACTGTAATCGCCTCCGGTCAAATTTGTTTCTGGTTCCAGTTGAGACAGTAAATCTTTATACTCAGTTGGCATATTTTCAAATATTGCTAAGTCAGCCATAGTCATCTCCTACAGATCATCATCAAAATCCAGCTCTAGCTGGATAGGTTTATTTTCTGCTGCGACGAGTGTTTCCACCGCAGGTTTATCTTCTTTTAGGACATCTTTCTTTAGTGCATCTACTACTTGTGGGATATTAAAACGATACGTATACCCTACTTTAATGTACGTACGTTTAGGAATGTATCCCTTATTTACCCATTGACGGATAGTGCTTACCTTTACAGAAAGGTGTTTTGCTAAACCCTCAATTGGCACATAGCTAATTGATTCGGTGTTCATTTCTTCCTCCGTACAGTTATAGTATATTCAGCATCGACATTTAAGCCGGGAGGTAGTACCTCTGGATTTTCTTCGAGAAACTGTTTCATGTTGCTTTGATGGATGCGTTTCTCTAATAAATCTACTGCTTTATGCTCAATAATGAAATTGTTCATTGATTCCCAATCACTTGTCCAATACTTGTTCTTCACTGTTCTGTAGAAAGTACCAGAAACGGTGCGAACAGATTCAATACCGGTGTTTTTGCAGTGATCTAATAAAGTAGTTTTAACTGCATCAAGCTTAGTGTTGAGTTCTTCTTCTTTCTTGCGAAAGGTTGTGGTTAATTCTACTTTTTTATCTCGTATCTTTAGGTATAAAGAAACAAGTTTGTCTACACCAATCTTATCGGCTTCAGTCATTTTCATCATTCTCCATGCGTTTTAGTGCACTTCAATGGAGTATAGTACTGTTATTTTTACAATTCAAGTACTTCTTTATAAAGATCAATCATCTTTGTATGCACACTAAGTCGATTACCAAGCATCTTATATACGCCCTTTTCAACGGGGGAACCTTCAAGCTGTACCACGGTACAGGGGTGTTTTTGTCCTGATCTGTGGACGCGTGCGTTCGCCTGTGCGTAAGTTTCCAATGAAGAGGTTGGCCCCCACCACACAATGGTATTAGCAGCAGTCAGCGTTACTCCATGAGCGGCTGCTTGTGGTTGGATGATTAGCACGCGGGGATCAGGAGTTGTTTGGAAGCTGTCAAAAATCTGTGTGCGTTTGGTCGCCGGTACATCACCCCTTATGATGGCGTTTGTAATATTATCGTTAGTCAGCTTGTCTGTGAGTAGGTCTATTACGTGCCTAAAGGGTACAAAAATCAGTACCTTTTGGCTGGACTCATCAATAACTTCACGCAGTACTTTGTACCGGTTCTTGATGTCGAACTCTACTGTTTCACCAGTGTCGGTATAGACAGCACCACAGGAGATTTGAAGTAGTTTATTCATGTTAACTGCTGCGTTAACGGCGGTGATTTGTTCTCCATCAGCTACAGCCATCATCTGCTTTCGTAAAAGTTCGTAGTACTTCTTTTGTTGTGGAGTTAGCTCAATTCTACGCTTAACGTAAGTCATTTCTGGTAGATCAAGACATTGTTCTTTAGTGAAACGTATTGCGGGTTGTAGTGCGTTAAATACTTTATCAGTAGCGTTAGGTTTGGGAACCCATTTGAACTGGGTAATTTTATACATAACCATTTCACGAAATGCGCCAAAAAATTTAGGCACGCTTTTAGGGTTAATAAGTTTAGCTAACCCATATGCGTCAAGGGGGGACTGAGCAGCAGGTGTGCCCGTCATCATCCACAACCAAGTGTTGGGTTTAAGTAAGGAGTGCAGCACTTTCCACCGCTTAGTTTGTGCGTTTTTATAGTGAGTAGCCTCATCCGCGATAATAAGGTCAAAACCACCCCTAGCTATTTCCTCTCTGACTATCTCCACCCCATCGTAATTAATGATGACGTACTCTGCATCTCCATCAATAATTTTTTTGCGCTTGGCTTTAGCCCCATATGCTATTTCTACGCTTCGGTGCATAACAAGTTTGAATAGATCAGCCCGCCATGCGGAATCCATAATAGAGAGAGGGCAGATAACCAGTACGCGATTTATAATACCTTCACTTATTAAGAAATCAGAAGCCCAGATAGCTGAACCTGTTTTTCCAGTGCCCTGCTCATTGAAACAAAAAGCGCGTGGACGCATCGTAAGGAAAGCAGCAGTTGTTTTCTGATGTTTGAAGGGTCTGTACTGCCCCTGCCACGCGTACTTACCCATGATTGGGGAGGGGATATTGGGGATATTAAGGTTTTTTAAAACCCGTGATTCATCCATCCCCCACTTGACTAAGACATTGTTATTGCCTAAGTTTTTGCTATTGGGGATAGCTGTGGTAATTCTTGCAGGGTCGCGTACCTTTAGCAGCAACCCTCGGTTATCTACTACTCTCATCAATTCTCCTACCAACTACTTCTTTTTTCTAGCTCCCTTATGGGTAACTTTTCCACCGGTTTTGGCTACACTTTTATAGTTCCTAGAGCGGTTTTTATTTTTACTTTCGATTTTATAGCCCTGCTTATTACTACCACCCCTGCTCAATGCTACATTATGACTAACGTCCTTTCCTTCACGTCTGTCAGCTACCTTGTTGTTGTTTTTATCAACACCTGTTTTATCGACAGCACGCCGTGCGCGTTGCCTTTCCATTCGATTAGGGTGTTCTCCTCTAGCCTTTTGTTGCTGATATTCTTTTTTCCACGGTCGTGGTTTGTTTACGTAGGCCATTATGTTCTCCCATTATGTGGACATTCAGTTACTACACAATGAGCACGACATAGCCCACTAGGGCGTGGGTTCCACATATCAACTTCATATGCTTTTTCCATTTTGCCGTACTCGCTTAACCACTTTTGCCAAAGGTCGGATTCTTGTTCAATAGTGTACGTGTCTTTAATAAACGCGTTACACACTACAAAAAGTAAACCACCTTTCACAGTTTTAATACTTGGAAAGTGCTTAAAGGTAGCAAGTGCCATTAGCTCCAGCTGTCCTTTGTCTGCATACTTAACTGACTTTCCAGTCTTATAGTCTATTACTTTAGCTACGTTTGTTTCTTCATTGATGATAGTGAGGTCAGAGACCCCACGGAACCATACGTTATCATCAAAAAACCCGCATGGTTCAAGGTCGGTTGTTAGCCCCATCTTATGTTCACAGAGCTTTTCCCCCTCCATATTTTTTAATCTATCAAGGACACCCCGCGCAAAATCAAATCGGGGGTCAAGTACTTCAACTACCCCCCTTACGTAATTCTCTGCTGCACGGTGAAATTCATTCCCATACAACATAGCCTTTGACTCAACTTCTTTATAGTCCTTCGCTACTCGGAGGTGGTAGTACTTTTTAGGGCATTGGTCAAACGATTTTAAGCTGCTGAAAGACCAAGGGGGCTTACCCATTGTGTACACTCTCCATAGTTTTTACCAACATCAACATCACCCCGAACAGGCAGACCTTCTGCCCATTCAGGTATCCAGCGCATACATTCCCCGACGAAAGCGGCTGCTTCATCGACTTCGGTATCGCTAACACAGCATATCACAGAATCATGTACCGTAAGTAAGACGCGGTATCTCTTTGATATTTGAATCATTTGTTCTGCTATGACNCAACGTGCCAGTGCTTGNCATACATTTTCTATAACCTTTCCCCCGTAAATTTTTACTGCTCCGGTTCGCGTTTTATATGAGAATTGTAAACCTCTTTCTGTTTCTTCAGTTGCCAAATCTTCATAGCGCATCAACAAACCAGACGGTAATTCAATACCATTAAGGTTGGGATGTATCTTAAGAACCCCCTCTCTTCCCAGCGTATATTTCTCTCCCTGATACATACCCATTAAAACGGCCTGAGCCTCCCGCCATAAATTTACGATAGCCCCGTTTGTTTCCCTATATGCACTAATAATTCTCTTAGCCTCTTCCTCTTCTACG